TGAGCTTCCAATCGTTGTAATTTATTTCTGCAAATGCAGGAAAGGCAAAAAGGGCTAAAAGTACAAATGCACTACTGAGTTTCATTTTTATCTCCTATTTGTTTTATCCAGATCACTCCGCATATAGGCATGGAGTTCACCTTGTTCTGGGCTATAAGCCAATCTTGCATCTCTGCACACATACGAGGATTTCTGAAAGAAACCTCTTCCTGACTTTTACAAGCGCCTAATGAGATCATCAACGTTATTAGGAGCAGGCTTGTTTGCAACTTTCTCTGCCTTTTTATATTCATCCACCACCCCCTCAGTCTTTTTTAATCTCTCTTCTTTCGCCCCGCTTTTTTCAGACTTATTTACCAACCAGGTAATTAAAGAAAATATCAAAACAAAAGCTATTGCGAGCAACCATATATTTATCATTCTGGACTCTGGATATAAAGTTTATACAAAAGCAACCCACCGTTTGAGGTTGTGCTATTGTTGCCTATTTCGATTTTATTTGCAAGAAAAGTTGTTGATGTGGGAAGATCCGAGGTAACCGTGCCTGTTGCGGTTATAGAGCTTGTGCTGCGGTTGGTCACCTGATAAGTGATATTACCGCTTGCACCCTTGCAATAAGCTGAAAACTCCAATACGGAAGTAGTGTTTCGTGGGGTATTAAGGTCTGTGCGGGTCGCGCTACCAGACCCATCGTTAACCATAAAGTACCAGTTACCAGATGCACTGTCTGTGCTATCGTAACCCACCCCTACGGTATCTAAAAGAGCAGATGGCTCGCCGGAAAGAGTCGATGTCGTACCGCACATTCCAACAAATACCGAATGCCCGCTTACATTGGTATTTTGGGAAAACACAGCATTGAAGAAAAACCCCCCCTCGCCTGTAGCTGTACCCCTCCACCACTGCCCGTAAGAGGTATACGCGCCCACGACGCTGGTAGTCGATGTTCCTGTGTCAAATTGCGTAGCCCGCATTCTGGTTTGAAGGCTGGTGGTTGCCTGTGCAGGGGTAGATGCTCCACTAACAGTGAAGGCTATTCCCAGTTGCGATATTGTAGATCCATTGGACGGTATAGCCACCGCGACCTTGCTCACGCCGCCCAGACCCACTTGCAGTGCTGCGTTGCCCCACTGAGGATCAGTAAATACCAAGGTATCCTTACCAGCCACCAAGCCGTTGCTGACATTCACATTCTGGGTAGCAACGTTGCTAAGACCAAGGATTTCCGCGCTCTGCAAGGGTTGCGCGGTATCGTCAAATAACTTTCCTTTTGTTGGATTAGCGTAAGGATTGGTTGTGATAATATCCAGGGGCATTAGAGGGGGTTAACCACTAAAAATCTAAAGGGCGTTTCGGCTGTTACGGCGGCGGTATTTATTGTAAACGACCCTCCCGTGCAAGTTACGTTCCGAACTTGAGCTGTGGTATCAGCGCTTGCGGCAATCGCCATAACTATACTGTTTGCAGTAACAAGGCTGTTTGTTACCGTAACGGAAGTACCACCTGCAGCTATATTAACCTGCCCGCATGTTTTATTAATCGTTCGATTTCCTGTAGTGCCTGGGGTGGTAATTGTTCCCTGAGATGCCCAGCCTCCTTTTTCTGTGAGGCGAAGAGCGGCTACATTAGATCCTCCGCTGTTGGTAACAAAATCTATATAAGTAGCCGCTGCTCCACCAGAGTTTGTCCTAACAGCATCAATATAGGCTGTGGCGGCTGTATTGGTAGAAAGATTGAAGAGAATGCGCGTACCTGTGCCTGTATTGGTACTTGCATTTGTAAGGGCAAGCACCGAAGCTATACTTCCCCCTGTTGTTCTGGCAGCGTGCAGCGGATAGGAGGGGGTGATATTTACACCAAGCGAACTTGTAGGAATGGTAACTACGCCGCTGTTGGTGATGGTAATGCCGCTAACAACATTATTTAAATAAAAGATCGACGACCCTCCCGAATACCCCAGCACCGCATCCTGTGTAGTATCATTGTTTCTAAACAAAACAACTGAAGAGGTGAGAGAAGAATCGGTAAAGAAATTTACCTGGCTGGGGGTATGCTGAGAGAACGCAGATGTGGTATTAGGTCCAAAGGTGGCGTTGGAAACCGTTACGTTACCTGATGCAAATTTACTCGGAAATATTTTGTAGTAAGACATACTATATTACATTCCATTGAGTTCCGTTATAAATTACCGTAGTGCTTTCATAATTTGATGCCATAACATAGCTGGAAGCACCATCTATGTTCCCAGCGGCGGGAACTATCGTTATATTGTTAGAGGACGCATCCCCCTTTCCATCTTTAATAACAAAAGCCTGATGGGTAATTCCACTCGGAAGGTTAACGTTTGTAGCCGCGCCAGAAGATTTGTTTACGATTATAGCGTAATCTGTATTGATATTTACCGTAACATCACCTGATGCTGTAACGACACGGGTTTTTAAAAGTAGCCCGTTCAGCACTTGGCAAGAGCCGCTTTTTCTTACTATGAAGCCTTCTGCGTCTGAGGCAAAATGAAGCCCTTGGTCACTCTGATTGAAAGATACATACCCTCCATTCGCTGCAGTAAGAGGGTCTACCCACAGCACTCCGGGATTGGTTGGGGATGAGGATATGGGGTTAAAGGTTAGACCCGCAGGGCGCAACCGCACAAAGTCTAAAGTTGTAAGGGTCCCGGAAGCCACGCTGGTTGTAGTGCTGCCGTACCACCGGGTTTCTCCCTTAACTGCCAGGGTGTCATTTAAATCATCATAAATATTTTGAGATCCTATGGGATATGAAGCTGTCCCCCGGTTATATACTCTGATTGTTCCCCGGAAAGTAGTGCCTGTAATGTCCAGAGGAACAGCTCTGTCTCCCCAGTAAATATCTCCGGAAGGCTCAGAGAATTGCCCTCTAGGATAAAACATGCCATTGGCAGGAGGTCTGCTGGCGCTTGCAAGACCCGTAATGTGTATATTCCAGTTATTTAAAACGGGGGTAATTCCTGTATCTGCGAGAAAAACGGAACTCAGTGCAAAGAGGGCATTTTCCCTGAAGGCGCAATCCTGATGAATCGGGGCCGTGGCAGAGCCAATAAATTTGAATATTTGCTGTATCCCGGCAACGGCGCTAACCTGAGCCTCGCAACGGCAATCGAAAATTACATCCTGAATACCATGCGTATTTGAAGCGGCATAAATTTCAAACGCGGTAGAATCCCAAGTAGCCAAGTATCCGTGCAGACGGGCATTTCTGACATACGACATCCAAACGGCTGGGTGAGTAACCGCACTACTACCCCCTGCGCCAATCGTGCAGTTATCCGTGGTAATCTTTGTCATTCCAACCGGAGAGTTGCGCGTAAGGGTTGGGGTTAAATAAAGAGACTCCGCCCCCCAATAGTTCCACCCATCAAGCACTAATCCATATTTGTCAGAGCCAGACTGCCTGTTTATAAAGTGGCAATGTTCATATGTGGTCACCTCGCCGCCAATGTTGATTAATGGCGCTAAACTGAAAGTACCATCAATATCACACTTCCAGAAGCGGTAATCCAGTGCACCTCCTCCTGATTGGCGAGCCTGCTGAATACCAACGCGGGGGACAACACCGGAAGGAGTCCTGATGGTTATGCCAAATACGCCACACCCATAACTTCCAAGCATATCAAGAACAGCGACATCATCAGTATTTGCCAGCAGTGTCGCACCCGCACCGATAATAAACCAATTGCTTATAATCAAGGTGGCGTTGATACTACTTACACTATATACGCCGTCGGGGAAGAAAACCCTCGCGCCCCGGCCACCATTTGTAAGCCTCCATGTTCTAAGGGCATCAAAGGCATCGTTTATGGCATCGGTATCATCGGTAACGCCATCGCCGATAGCACCATACTCAGCTACGTTAAATAAAGCGCCCACCCCACCATGAGATGACGGAAGAACCCCTGTAACTTCAGCCGAATCCAAATCCACCAAAACCGTGTGGCCTGCGTTCCAGTCTGATGGACGCACTAAGGTGTCGTCTGATCCATCTGGTTTTTGCGATACAAATTGATGCGTAACTGGCATTAACTTACTCCCCACCGGGATTTTAAATAATTCAATACTGTATTTTGCTGCGCCGCAGTTAGAAGAGATGTGTAAAACAAAACCTCTCCAATATACCCAAAGAATGGACTGATGGTTGCAGTCTCCCGCGAAAAGATACTGAAATCTGCCGTTCCATTAAACATACCGGCCAGTGCGCCCGTGGTGTAGGTGAGGTTGCTTAGGGCAATTGCTGGCTGGGTGGCTGCCAAATCAAAACGCTCGATAGCAATAAAAGGGGCGCTTAAAGAAATAGCCCCCGCTCTGGTTACGTTTATTGTACCGCCAGCCAACCCATCCGAACTAAACGTACCCTGGAGGGCATCTGCAGTGGATATGTTTAGAATAAACTCTCTTTTGTTCCCAGAGGAAGAGTCGTATTTACAGGCCAATACCTCCCCGGTTCCGGCATCCGCTACGCGAGAAGCCGCGACAAAAAGGGTAAATTCCGTATAGTCCATTCCTGCACTATCAACAATAGCCATGCGGCTTGGATTGGATCCATCCCAACTTCCCCGCACCGCTGGCCTGCCGTTAATAGCGGAAGCAACATACAAAGGTTGATTAGCGGCAGTTCCCTGTGCAGCATTACCTACGCCGTTAGTTCCCTTATTCGCCCAAGATGATACCGTGGTTCCATTCAGAGTTATAGATGACGAGTCCTGCGCATCCAGCCAAACAGCTAAATTCCCCAAAGATGATGGGGAAAAACCATCACCTCCTCCCGCGATAGGGCGCGCAGGGGGTCTAGCTACATTTCTGGCAACAGGACGCGCAACAACCACTAAGTAACCCTTTCGTCGGTTGCCCTGCTTGAGAAGAACATCACGCTAACGTTGTTATTGGTTGTACCCCCCGACATATTCGCACGGAGCGCCCATCCCTTTGGCAGCCTGAAATCCATATACAATTGCCCGGTGGTGGTCACAGCGCCCAAGCTTGATGCGATAGTAGAATATGCGCATATTGTATCGTCTGGGGTGGCCTGAATAGCAATTGTGCCGCTCAGAAAGCCGCTTGTGCCGCTCGTGCCAAACACCGCAACGGTTCCCTCGCCGCCACACCATTTGGTAGTCTGCGTATTGGCTGACGCGCCTGTAACGGTCAGGGCGGGGCAGATGCGCCCATAGTTTTGAATGTCGTTGTTATAATCAGTCATTTACCCCTCCGGTTTTTTCTCCACAGATCCTTGTTTGGTTACGCTGAAATTGAGTGCGAACCAATGCAATATCTTTCCCAAGGCGCTATCTGGCTTCACAAAGTTAGCAGCGATACTAAAAAAAGTTACAACCGCCGTTATTGCAGCGCCCCAAGATTCTGGCGCACTAAGACATATCTGTTCCATTACTTCCCCCTATTGGTTTTAAAAACATTTCCATTTCAGCTTTTCTTCTTTTAACCAACCCGTTTAATTTCTTTCCTTTTGAAAAAACCCACTTCTCAAATTCACGAGCAGCACCATCAAAATCCCTATAGTTTATTTTTTTAAGAAGAGTTGATCGCTCAAATGCTCCTACACCTACGTTGTATATAAAACTTAAGAGCGCAATCTTCTGGTTCTTGTTTATAAGGGGCTTCACACGACGCGATAACTCAATGTCAAAGTTCCGCAGATCTCGTAACAGCCACGCCCTTGCCTGCTCCTGACTTATAGGGTCCATATCCATTGCCACATCTTTCGTAGTGCCGTACCCTATGGTGGGAGTGCCTGTCGCATCTTTATACGGAGCCAAACGTAACCCCTCAAACTCAGCAACAAAATTAGCAGCCTCTTTTAAAAGTTCGTCCCTCATGGCAATTTACGCTCCAGCTTATTTAGCAATTCAGTGAGAGATTTCATACGCTCGTCCAGACGAGCTATCACGATCTCCAAGGATGCCACCGGAGCTATTTTGCGTTCTTGTTCAGCTATCCTCGCCTCGACGTTAGATGCCCACCACCCAAAAAAGAATGTTTGGGTGAGAATGACTGTTATCAGTGCTAGGGGAACTTTCTTATCAAGATGCCAACCCGCCATAAAAGATTTCCAGAAACTAGATTTAGAAACTGGCTGCAAGCGACGAATAGGACTTACTGTGCCTCTGCTATTTTGTAACATATTCAACCTCCATTTGCAAGCCTAACCTTGCTTCTTGTAGGGTTTATCTTCCTTAAGCATGGCGATAATACGCTGCGCTCTTTCCGGCGTTTGCTTTGCCCATGCCGACTGCGCGAGATGTTTTGCGGCTATATCAAATTTACCGTTGCGGATAGCCCGGTTTGCCTTTTCAAACTCTCTCAGGCGGCTTCCCCCAAGCTGATAGCTGAGATTGACCAAGGCCTGCCTACGGTTTTCAGAGAGCTTGTTGAAGTTTGGGTAAATTCGCTTGGCATCGTTGAAAGCTATAGAGTATGAGTGCTTTGCAAGCTTATCCGCCTCATCTTTGGTGAGAGCCTGCCGCCCACGCTTCACTGCCTGAAAGGGAGCTTTGATCCCTGCCTCCTGCCAAACCTTACGGGCGGCTGGGTTATCCATGTTAAAGCCGTACCCTACCGTTGTGTATCCCCTGGTGTCCTTGTACGACTTTAGGCGCAGCCCCTCCTCGCGCTGGATGTCTTTAGGAACCCCTCCCCGAAATACTTTGGGAGCGTCTGCGGAGCGAGGAAGGGTTTTTTCCCATATAATTTTTTCTCCCGATCCCTTCACCTCATCACGCCCCTCTCCGCCTTCAATGGTATCTGTTTCGGAGTCATCATATTTGTCGAGCAGCTTATTCAAGGATTGAGAATACGCTCCGATTGGTTGCTTTCCGATAATAGCTTTTTTCATTCCAGCCATAATTTTAATGGCTTCTGGGTCAGCAAGCATCTTGCCGATTACCCCGTTGGTTATGATGCGCCCAGTTCCCTGCATGGCATTCATAACCCAGTTGAAGGGATTATTCTCTGTAATGGGGGCTGTCTCAGCCTTGCTTCCAAAGGCTGCTGTATTTTTATTGAGGTCAATTCCTTTGGCTAAAACTTTAAGATCGTCTGCCAGCGCAGCATCATTGTAAGTAAGCGCCTTTAAAGAATCATCCTCAAGGTCATTGATACTTTTAGCCCACTTTTGAAGGTCAGCTTCTTTTCCCCCGGCAAATTCTTTCATGTTGGCCTTGAAAAGTTTTTCTTTCCGAGGGGCGGTTAACATATCAGAGTATTCAGTAAACCTGCTGGGGTTGCTTTTAACATCTGTATGAACCGCTCTGAAAGACTCTTCCAAGGGCTTGGCAGCATAAACAAGTTCATCCCCCTGCTGAATAGGATCCTTAGTGATCCTATCTACCAGCCCCTTCTTGGCGGATATTCCCTCCCGATACTGTTTATTATAAGCCTCTGTTGCCTCTAATACATTTTTATTACCAACCATCTTTGGAGAGGCCGCTGCTGCACTCTCTTCCATGCCCTTTAATTTTGCATAGATAGCATTTGCTGTGGCAGCCTCTTTAGCATTCGTCCCACGACCTATCATTGTCTTGAGATTATTTAAAACATCTATATCTATGAATTTCTGGTTTGTGCCGTAATCCATAAATGAATTGCTCTCTAAAAAGTCTTGAGCTTTGTCCACCAAACTTTCATCAAGGTTAGAAAACGCTATCTCCCTCTTTAATTCATTTAAATTTGGAACCAATATCCTCTGCCCCTTAAGAGCTTCTGTAACACCTTCTTTGAGCCTCGCTCCTTGGCCTAATTCCCTTCCAACATAACGCTTTGTTCCCTCAACAACAGAGCGACCAATGTCCCCACGCTGAATGTTAGGGTCGTATCCGGCACCCAAGAGCCTTTGTTGGGCAATATCACTTGCATCCTCGCCTGCCTTCCTCAACTCCCTTCCTCCGAAAGTAGAAGCCATGCGATTCATAAAGTTCTGCTTGCTTTCAGACCTTGATGCCCCCTGAGCAGTAACTCTAAGGCCAGCGTCCTCCTGCGCCTTAATGCTCTCAGGAGAGAAATCAAGCAATTTCCCGATTTGTCTTTTTCCCATCCCCTTAGCTTTTTGATACAGCAATGGCGCGCTGCCTCCGAGTAACGGAAGCAGGAAATCATCATATGGATTATCTGTCATGGCAGCAATGCCACCACCAGTTCCCGCCAGCGTATTCGACATAAACATTTGAGGAGTTATTGCTCCTTGCCCCAGCGGAGCGAATCCTCCTCCGAATATTTGCGCCCCAGACGCAAGAGCCTTTTCCCCCTTTGTTTCTGGAGTTATATCCGTTAGTTTTCCAAGGCCAGATGCTATTGCTTCGGTGGCCGTTGGAGGATTGGGACGAGAAAGATCGCTCTTATACTGCTCCATAGTAGGCGTGTAAGCTCCCTTGGAAATTGCCATGAGATTAAGGCGACGTTTTTCTAACTCATCCGTATCAGAGGGGGGAAGAGATGTGCTATCTGGCCCAGTGCCTAGTATGTTTAATAAAGCATCCCTACCCGTACCTTTAAAGGCCGCCGATCTCTTAAGTGGACCTGTTGTATCTTGAGGAATAGCAGTCATAGCTCGTATGGGTAGCGTTGCCAGGTCAGGGATTGCCCCCAGAAAGCCGCTTAGAGCGTTGGAGCCAGCGATAACGGCCTTGCGGCCAGATCCCTTCGGCGCTGCATCTCCAAACATAGCTCCTTCCACCGCACTGGTAAGTGGAGATCCTTCATCTGTTTTTGAAGAGCCAAATTGAGCCTCTGCCGCAGCCAGAACATCATCCTCGCTTGCATCATCCGGCCCCTCAAAGCGGTGTATCGCTCCGTCTGGCCCCTGCACCTTGTAAATAGCCATTACTCTTTACCAAGATATTTGAATTTAGATGTTGCTGGTTGCGCTTCACCAGATTTTTTTATCGCCCCAATTTCCTCAAATTTTTCTTTAATTTCCTGAACCTCTGGAACATCATCAAATTCTCCGGCGGCCCATTTGCGCTTAAATTGATTAAAGGTCATCTGATCTGAAACTTCGTTCCATAACCCAGCCTTGATTCCTTCCAGGTCCTTCGCAAGGGCGTAGGTGAAAAATATCTTTTTCAATTGTGGCTCGCTGACGCTTGTTCCTGCTCCCGCAGCCGCTCCATAAAGCTGTTGCTCAAAGTTGGAAATGGATCCTGGGGTTCTTAAGGCTTGTGCAGCCTCAGCTTTAATTTGAGCTGATACTTTTTCAACCTCATCAATGGCGGCCTCATCTTCTTCATCAAACGTACCCGCTTTCTTTAGCCACATCATTGTATCGGATCCTTCCACACCTCCGGTTCCTACTTTATCCACTAAGTCGGTAGCGCGGCGAGCCTGCTCAGCAAGAACATCTGATACAGTGGCTCTATCAAGAAAGGCATCTTCCGCTTTTTCATCATATACGCTTCTTTTTACACCTTTGTTTTTAGATTGCGCCGCAATATTGGCAGCATCAATCTTCGCCTGCCTCATCCAGTCAGCAATCTCTCTACGTTGATCCAGTTCCTCCAGCTTTAGCGCGTTGTTGTATGCTGCGTCTGCGCTACCTAGCCCAAGCTTGGCCTGCAAAGTTTGAAATTCCTGTTCTTGCTCGCGCTGCTTTTGCGCAGCGGTAACGCCCGAACCTATACCCATACCCAACGATTCTCCGAAGCTTCCAGTCTTGGTGGGCGAAAGCATTCCAGCCGCGAACTGCATAAGAGGCAAGTTTGCACCTTGGGATGGAGGCTTGAGTAATTTTAACACCTCAGCATATTTATCTTGCTGCGCCTGGGCAGCAGCATCAAGCTCTTTTCTCTCTTGGCGAGGGCGCACAAGATTCTCATACCCCATATCCAGACGCTCATTAAGAAGCTCAGGGTCGGCTTGAAGTTCTTGCAGGCTTGGTCCAGAAAGGCCACCGGAAACCTCTATATCTTCATCCACAAAGCCACCCTCCGCATACCCTTTACGCATCTTTCTTCCCTTAGATACCGCGCCTCCCAAACCACCTTTAGCTGCCGATGGAACCCCCTTGAGGTTTGGCGGCATACGGTAATAATTATGCTTATTAAGCTTGCTTCTCGCCCTCTGCCCCATAACCGGAGGTGGTCTAAGCCCTCCTTTTTTGAACATATCACTCATTAGAAGTACCCTTGCAGGCCACCAAGCTTGGAACCCACGCCAAGAAGAGTTGAGGCCAATGAAGGTCCATAAACAGTACCTACTGGAGCAGCTCCCGTTTCAGAGATCGTTGCTGATCGCGGGATACCCGCCTGCTGACCGCGAAGAATACCAGAAAGCCAATTAAGCTGTTCTTGTGGGTATGCGCGCTGGTTGAGGAAATCCTGATACTGGCTATTGAGCATATTCTGAGTAAGGCCACGCTCCTGCTCACCAAGGCCGGAAATAGCTGCTGCATCTGCTGCGCCAAGTCCGCTTCTAACCTGTCCAAGGTTCGTCATCTGGTTGCCAACATCAATTGCATTGCGTGCGTCGCCTGCTGTAAGCGTACCTTTGATATTTCCAATATTAGTAAGATTGGAAGCATCCTGACCAGCAAGCCCACCAAGAGCCTGTCCAGCACCAACCATACGGCTGTAATCCTGTCCAGCAAGTCCACCAGCGGTAGATCCAAGGCCAGCGAGCCGCGCCTGATCCTGACCAAAGATATTGGCGGAAGTACCGTAGCCAGCTTCTAGGGCTTTTGCTTGCTCACCCGCTATGCCAGTTGCAGTATCACGGATAGCTCTATTGGTGAAGCCAGCATGACGAGAGCCACCAAACATTCCGCCGCCTGTAAAAGTATCGTTCACACCGGGGAGAATGTTCTCCATCAGGTTTTGTGTTCCCTTGCGGGCGATTTCATCTACGACTGCGCCAGTATATGGTGACATATACTGATCCATGCTGGAAGGCCATGTACTGGAAGCCTGCCCCAGATATGGGTTTGCTGCGGCCAACCCACTTCCTTGCGCACCTTGATTAATCAAGGGCTGCCCGGTAGATAGCCCGCTGATGTTTGAGCTTCTCTCAAGATATGGATTGGCGGCATCTGCTCCGCGCATACCCAAAGCTGAAGTGTAAGCATTATTAGCTTGATTCAAGTAAGGCTGATACGAGCCAACATTGCTCTGCACCATCGAGCCTGCCTGCCGGTCTTTTTCGTTCAGGCCAGCAATTCGGGAGCCACCATACGGGGTGTATGGTTCTGCTGCTACAGCATTGGCTTTAGCAACCAAGCCCTTGGTATAGTCCTGATACCAGTCAGGCATCCCCTGAACGGAAGTGCTTTCACTGGTAATCGACGCTGGAGGAGTACCATTAAAAAGAAAGTCAAGCGCGGCCATGTGCAAGCCCTCCCATATAAGCTTTCATTGGCTTTGTTTTGGGTGGATGCCCCTTAACTGCTTTGTGCTTACGGACGTTCCCAATAAGCTCATCCAGTTTCTTAGCACCCACCCTCGGCGCACCGTCACCCAGATGGGACACTACATCAGCCGGGATAACGTATTCGTTATTAGATAATCTTGCGGGGATAGCATCATCCTGACCGCCCCCAGCGCCCTCAATGTAACCACCTTTAGCAGCCATTTTTACACCGCCAGTATTATTGCCAAAGTAATTGAACTCTGGCCTTGTACCATAGGTATAATAATCGGGGGGAGGAACATTAACCGTGCGCGCAGTTTGCGCTGCAATCATATCCCGGAACTCTTGGCTTTCCTGCTCTTCTTTCTGGCGACGCTCTTCTCGTTGCGCCTGCAGTAATTTACGGTTCTTTTTCTCAGTATCATTTCCAAGGCCAGACAATGCGGCGATTCCCAAGCCACCCAAAACGAGCGGATCTTTTAAAGCCGCTCCTATTTTATCTCCCAAAGTTGCTGTAGACACCTTATTTGTCAAATCATCGCTTCCGACATCCCCCCGTAGAGTATCGCTCCCGCTACCCCCTGAAACCTGCCCTGAGCCTCCAAACAAACCCCCAATATTAAGGCCGCCAAGCGCGCTTGAGCCGCCTAGCCAGTTGCCTAACCCAGCCCCTAAACCTCCTGTCAGTGCGCCCTCGATGCCACCACCCGAAACAGCACCACCCAATGCACCACCAAGAATACCGCCGATGCCGGGGGCAATCGCGTTGCCCACTAAAGGAGCCGCAGCACCAAGTAATTTCTTAAAAACCTTGCCAATGCTAAAGTATTCTGGGAGTCCCGTTTCCGGATTGATAGTTCCTGAGCCACCCATCATCTTGAGCATTCTAGCCTCGTCAGGATTAATGTGAGCCAGAATGGTATCACCCATACGCCCTTTATCCCGAAGCTGCTCCCCAACCTCTACAAGGCCGCCCTTGGCATATCTAAACGCCTCCGGGGTTTCGCTCAAAACATAAGGATTGGTTGGTTGCGGCACTGTTGAAACAGGTGTTATCGCTTCTGTTTTTACCTCTTCTGTCGCCACAGGAGAAGAAAGCTTGGAAATGTCCCACCCTTCGATTCCTGCAGGCAGATACCCGCCAGTCACAGGGCTGTACCCGCCTCCCTCCAGTTGCGTAAGAAGCTGATGTCCTATCTCGCCGGTAAGAGGGTCGGTGTACTTGCCAACGGTGGCTTTGGGGATAGACAAATCCCCTTCATTGAAAGAGCCGGTAACGCGGTAATTCTGCCCCATACCGCTCTGCATAAAATCATTAAGCTGTTCGATTGGAACCTGCCAGCTATCTTGGCGACTGCGAAGCTGTGGAAGCATCTCGCGTCCGGGCGCGCCCTTCCAAGATAACTGCGCATACCTCTGGGCTGCAGCCGCAGGCGCTACCGCTCCGGGTGAGTTCGATGCGGTAGCACCAGCAGCAACAGGCTGAGAGTCTGCAAGCAGATTTTGCATGTATTGAGGCAATTCAAACTGACCCCCGCCTATATTTTCCAGCGTGCGTCCAGCAAGATTTGCATACTCTTTGGGTAAATTATTTCCAAACGTATAAGAAGATTGCGCCATTTTTCGTCCCTCAAATTATCCGGTTTCGCACCAAGGGACAGCGCAATGTTGGAATTGTGCAAAGTTTATCACTTGTTAGATATTGAATCAAGCTAATTTCCTTGCCATCCATCGCCCACTCCCAGAGTCATAAGTGATTGACCAAGTTGGTAATATCCCCCCGCTTCGTTGCTCGTAAACCGCATCCGCAACTGCCTGTACTGCTCTTTAAAATTAAGCTTTTGAGTAGATGAGTTAAAGGGCCGTATCTCTCCTTCAAGCGTTTCCCCTTGAGCAAATTTATTGCCTAAAACTTGCAGCGTCATGCCACCAGACATAACAAAATCCGGCTCAAACTGGGATATGCTAACCCACCTGTCTATGCCACTCCAAGTGTCGCCCGGTCCTGTAGCGCAATACGAAATATCAGGAGTTTCAAAATAAGACGGGATAGCAATTATGCTATCTCCGTCACTTTCATCATAACCAAACTCATGCTGCCAGAGTTTTACTTTGTCAGAGTCATCAAGATCATTTCCAAACATGATCGGATATGGAAACACCTGGCGGTAAAAGCCGCTGGAGCGCGAGATGGGAGTGTCATACCAAGTCTGCTCCCGCACATTCAAAACAATGGCATGGTTACATTCTGTGCTGGTTCCTTTGGGGAAAAACCACCAGATCTCTCCAAAGCGGGGAACTTTAAGCGCCCATATCTTTTGCGCCTGATTAAAGTTTAAATTATTAAAAAAG